CTTTCCTCGTTCCTTGTGTGATATTCCGCACGTGCAATGGATCATTATGTATTTGTTCTGGCTTTCGATGTATTCAATACGCCGGAATTCAGCTCTGTGAAAGTAATCCTTGTTCTTGATGGTAAGCGTTTTTTCACGGATATTTTCAAGAGTCTGCTCAACAACTGAATACATTCTTCCATGCTCAGATCCTTTAATGATATAATGAACCGGTAGCACATCAAGTGCATCAAATACATATTCTTTGTGTTTTGTCCAAAAAGTGATATTTCCATAGTATCCGATTTTTCTTAATCTTTTGGCAATCTCTATGCCATTTTCTCCGTTGATGGAGACATCAAGAATTATAATGTCATACCATTCACCATCTGAAACATCGTCGATCAAAGGCTTTCCGCTGGTGTAGGTGGTTAATGTATATCCACCATCACCATGCTCTTTTAGATATCGGTCAATGCTATTTTTGAAAATCTCAATTCGTAAATTATCATCGTCACAAATCGCAATTTTCATTCAAATCATTCCCTTATGGGCGTTGTTTTCGCCATTTGCAAAAAAAAGTGTTTAAATATGCTATTTTTATTATAGCATCGTTAAATTTGGTTGTAAATAGAAGTTTTTAGGTGATTTGTGAAATGAAAATAATCAAAAATATACTAATTATAATAGGAGCTGTGCTTTTGCTTAATTACATTGTTTATTTACCAATGT